ACATTGGCTTAGAACTAAAAACAAAAGGTTCTGGTGTAATTAAAGCAGAAGATAGTGGTGGAAATGTATCAGCAGTTCAAATTGCTGGAAAAGAAACTATGTGGGTGCCCGCAGCAGCGATGCTTGCGCCTACTACAAACGCTGCAGATGCAGCTCAAGTAGAAACAACAGCAGGAAGACCTGATTTAAACGTATTTGACTTTGATGCTAGTACAAAACAATATACACAATTTACAGTAGCAATGCCTAAATCATGGAACGAAGGGACATTGACTTATCAAGTTTACTGGTCTCCTTCTACTACTAACACAGGTGATGCTATTTTTGGTTTACAAGCTGTAGCATGTGCAGACGGTGATACTATTGATGTTGCTTATGGAACAGCAATAGAAGTTACTGACGCTGGTATTGGTACAGTAGAAGATCAACAAATTACATCTGAAAGTAGTGCAATAACAGTTGCAGGTTCTCCTGCAGCAGGTGAACAAACTTACTTTCAATTATATCGAGATGCAGCAGATGGTAGTGATACGTTTACTGGTGAATGTAGAGTTCTGGGTGTAAAAGTATTCTTTACTACTGACGCAGCTAACGATCTGTAAGGAATTTAAAATGAGAGAATTTAAAAATAATCTTACTTCCGGTAAGAGCACAAAAAACACTCAACAGAGAAAAGGTAAGATGTTTGGTTATCAAGTCTTAGGATTTGGTTCTGGTGGTGGAGCTTCTAATTTTTTAGAAGCAACAGGTGGAACTGTAACTACTTCAGGTAATTATAAAATTCACACATTTACTAGTCCAGGTACTTTTGCTGTTTCTGCGGTAGGAGCAGACGCAGCAAACAATGAAGTTTCATATGTGGTTGTTGCAGGAGGAGGAGGATCTGGAAATTTTGGCGGCGGAGGTGCCGGAGGTTTTAGAGAATATAAATCTGGAGTAGACGATTACACTGCATCACCTTTAAATGGAAACCCAGGCGGAACTTCAATAACAGTAACAGAAGCAGATTTTCCAATTACAATTGGTAACGGTGGAAACTCAGCACCAAGATCAGGTAGAAATCCAGGAGCAAACTCAGTTTTTTCAAATGTAACTTCTGCAGGCGGAGGCGGCGGAGGTACTTACAGAGGAACTTATAACTCAGGCGGAAACCAATCAGGAGATCCAGGAGGATCTGGTGGTGGTATGGGATCAAACGATGCGGGTGGATCAGGAAGTGTAGGATCAGGTAATGATCCTTCTACAACTCCACCACAAGGACAACCTGGCGGACCAGCACCTGGAAGCAATAACGGTCCTTCGGGCGGAGGCGGAGGCGCAACTGCCTCTGGTGGTACAGGCCCAGGTAATAATGGTGGTGCTGGAGGCGCAGGAGCAACAACAAGTATTTCAGGATCTCCAACAGCATATGCTGGCGGAGCCGGCGGAGGAGGAGCTGCTGGAGGCGGAACTTCAACGGGAGGAGCCGGAGGAGGAGGGTCTTACAATAACCCAGGAGCAGGACCTGGAACTGGAGCTGCAAATACAGGCGGCGGAGGTTCACAAGGATCAGGTGGAGCAGGTTTTGTAATTATAAGGTACAAGGTAGCGTAATATGGCAAGTTTTGCAAAAATTGATGAAAACAACTTAGTATTGACAATGCTTTATTTAGATAATTCTATTGTCACTGATGAAAATGAAAACGAACAAGAATCTTTAGGTCAAGCTCATTTAGAAAAACACAATAACTGGCCTGCAAATCAATGGATTAAATATTCTAGAAACACAAATAAAAATAAACATAGTAGTGGCGATCATTCAAAAGCATTTAGAGGTAACGCAGCTGCAGTCGGTTATACTTGGATTTCAGAAAAAAATATTTTTATGCCACCAAAACTTTATCCATCATGGGTATTAAATGAAACAGATGCAAGATGGCAATCTCCAATTGGAGACCAACCTACTCAGGATACCTATAATCCATTAACTCATTTTTATAGATGGAATGAAGACACTACAGCATGGGATTTACTATCTTATGAAGATGAAGGATTTGAAAATCCATCTGGTGTGCCGGAAGATGTGTTTGGAATGCCTTGGTATATCTGGACTCAATAATTAAATATAATTTACATTAATATTAAATCTTGCTTTTTGATCGGTGCAATTTGTACTACAATGAGGTTTCATTGGATCAAAGAATAAAGCTCTATTTGCAACTGATTTAATTTCTCTACCATTATCTAATATAGTAGACCCATTACAAGTATTAATAGAATAAATTAGTCCTTTTGTTTTAAACTTAATTTTTTCTGGAAAATCAACATGTACATTATGTTTTATTTTTTTATCTGATCTCGTGTAACAATTTCCTTTTACTCTTATTAAAGCAAAAATATTTAATTTAGATAATAAAGTTTCAACCAATAAATTATAGTAATCACTTGTGGGTGCATTTTTAACATAAAAAAAATGTGTAAAGTAAAACATTTTTATATCTTCTTCTACGTCTTTAGCTACTCCGTTACAGAAATAATATGGGAAACTATCTGAAGTCATTAGTTTTTCTATTTTTTTAAAATCTTCTAAAGGTAAAAAATTATCTATAACTTTCATTGAAAAAACTCAAACCAACCAGTTACAATTATTTTTTCTTCTGTAGGAGAAGGAATACCTCGATGTAAATGAGTAAAATCAGGTGGCCATAATAAAGTTAAACCTTTTTGAGCTTTAACTTTTAATTTTTGATAAAAAAATTCAGTCTCACCTCCATCATTTATATCATTTAAATAAGTCATAAAAACTAAAGCTCTGTCTGAATTTCTAAGAGAAGTCCTTTCAGTATGCCAGGTTTTAAATCCTCCGTTTCTAGGATAAAATTGAATATTAGTTCCACGATCAGAAGTTCTTATGTTAAATTTTAAACCATAATACTTATCGTATTCTTGAACAATTTCACTTAAGACATCAAAATATGCTTTTACATATTTGTTTTTAGAATTATTATAAAAACTAACATCTATTGAGTCTTTAGCGTTTTTATCAATCCCAAGTTCTCCTGTTCCAGCAAGATACTGTTCACCTGGATTTTTATACTCAGTATTATTTTTATAATATTTAATCAAATGATCACACAATTTAGGATCTATTTTATAGTGTCTAATAAAGCTTTCCATTATTTACATGTATGTGTAGGTTATAGTTTGTATATAATTAAGTGAATTATTATTTATGTTATCAATGTAATATGTTTGTGATGTAGGAAATATTAAATATTTATTTGTGGTCAAGTCTATACTCCAAGTTTTTCCTGTTCTTCTATTATCATCATAATTAATGTGAACTTTACAAGTGTCCTCATCAATCTGAACTCCATACAAACAAACAAAATCAGCAGAGTTTTTTAAATCTTGTTTATCTAGTTCAAGTAAAGGTTTAGTTGTTTGATTTCTTTCATAGTAGTTTCCCCATACATTTAAATCTACCAACCTGTATTTATGTTTTAAGTTCATATATTCTTTTACATAAGTTGACATTTTATCAATCTCTTTTGAAAACGGATAAGGAACATCTACGTATAATTGAGACAAAGATATATTTTTTACTAAGATATCTTTTCTTATTTCAAAACCTTTTGGCATTTTTATATCTCCATGATATAAAGCTATTTCTGATAATAATTGTTTTTTCATTTAACGTTTTCCAAAATAACTAGGAAGTCCTAGTGTTTCTCTACCATCGTATATATTTAATTTAACTTCTTTTGAGTTTTTATCCTGATAGTGTAAGAAAGCCTGACAGCACTCTTCACCTTCAAACTTCTCTCTCCAGTGTTCTAGTTCGTTTCCTCGATAGATTAACATGTCTCCTGGGTTTAAAATAATTTTTTTATTTTTACCTTCTTTAGTTTTTAAAAAGATCGGCCACACATCACCACCAAGATTAATAGTAGTGGATATTTGACAACTAGGTCTATCTGTATGTATCTCTAACTCATCTCCTTTTTTATATAGTCGAGCGTATGAATAAGTAGGAACTAAATCTAGTTTTGTTCTTTTGTTCATTGGGTTATTTAATTTTAATAGTAATGTTTCAAAAGCTATATCTGCATAATGTGAATAAGTATTAGGGGCTTGTGGATCGTCCCATTGTCCAAAACATTTTTCATAAGGAGATATATATTTTTCTCTAAAAAGAATGGTGGCTACATTTCTTTTTATCGTAAAATAATTATATAAAAACATTGCTAAATCTTTTGATATTGCTTCTTTTATAACTGTATATTTATTTTTTTTAAAACTCATTTAAACTCCTCTCCTATATTCCAGATAACTAATGAATAACGTGTTCCTGATGTAACAGGCATAACTCTATGCCACACAAAAGACGGAAACACAACTATAGAACCTTGATCGTATATTTCAGTGCATTTCATTATATTATGTTTTTTACTTCTTTCAGGATGTTCTGAATAAAATTCTAGGTCTCCTCCTTGATAACTTCTAGGGTCTGATAACGAACAAGTTACAGATAGTTTTCTAATTTTATTGTGTTTGTTGGGATCGTCTGGCTTATCCCATGGTTTATCAAAAGAATCCTGATGCCAACCATAAAACTGACCAGGACTGTATTTAGTAAACTGACAAGTTTCGCTTGCGTTAAAGGTGAAGTTCCAACCGGCACTTTTATTTGCTGTGTTTATATATGGTATTATGTGTTGGTATATCCAATGATCGCCAACCCAAACAACGTTTGAATCTCTTTGTTTTTTTAAATCTTTCTCTTGTTTTTTTGTTAGATTTACTTCATCTTGAAACGCACCAGTTCTAGCTAGTCTATCTTGTTGCTCTCCTCCGTATCTAATTAAATCTTCACAAAATTTTTTAGACAAAGCTTTTTTAAAATACCAGTAAGTGTGTTTTAATTTCATATAAATGTGCCTATCAATACGACTCGTTTTCCAAGTTTAGGATTATAGTTGTAATGTTTTAGGTTGCCAAAACATATACCTTTATATTGTTTTGGTTTTACCTCTTTGTATATTTTATTATTTTTTAATATGACAGTTTTAGAGTCTTTGTCCTCTACGTCATTAATGTAAACAATAATTTGCTTGTGATCGTAGTCATGATCTGTATGAGAGCCGCTTTTATCGAAGCCATTATTGTAAGTAAAATTGTAAGCAATTCTTAAATAAAAGTATGGTTTAATTTTTATTGCCGCTAAAAACTCATTTAGTATTTTAACTGTTGGCATGTAAAACTGAGAGGTTACGTTTTCTGTAAGACTTCGGTCTTCTGGTCTAGGTAAAACTAAATGGTTTAATAAACCGTCCTTTACTTCTTTTCCTAAAGTTCCTGATGAAGGTATCTGATAAAAAGGAAAATTATCCCCTAATAAGACATTATCTATAAAATCTTTACTATCTTTTGATAGAAAATTACTATGCTCTTTATATAAATTCATACTTTATGGGTTGGAAATATATCATTATATGATATTTTAATCAATATTGCTAAGAAAATAATTTTAGCTATAAGGACCATATGCTACAAAAATTAGGATTTGCACCAGGATTTAATAAACAAGTTACAGAAACCGGCGCTGAAGGGCAATGGTTTGATGGTGACAACGTTAGATTTAGATACGGTACCCCAGAAAAAATAGGGGGTTGGAGTCAATTAGGTCAGGATAAACTTACAGGTGCGGCAAGAGCTATACATCATTGGGACAACAACGCAGGAATTAAATACGCTGCAATAGGCACTAATAAAATTTTATACGTATATTCTGGTGGAACATATTACGACATTCATCCAATTAGAGAAACTTTAACAGGAGCTAAATTTACAAGCACATCTTCTTCAAACGTACTTACTGTTACTTGCACTGGAGCACATGGTTTATTAGAAGACGATATTGTTTTATTTGACAGTGTAACTGGTGTGACTGGGTCGTCTACATATACCAACGCTACTTTTGAAGATATAAAATATATGGTTACATCTGTGCCAACTGCTACAACTTTTACAATTACCGCGGCAAGCACAGAATCAGGAACGCCGTTAACTACGAGTGATGGTAACAGCACCTCTGTTTTATGTTATTATAACGTAGGACCTTCTCAACAATTAGGTGGCTTTGGTTGGGGTACAGCATTATGGGGTGGTACAGCTAATGGACCAGCAACCTCTACATTATCAACAACGCTTCCAGACGATGCTACCACTACTGTAGTATTAGCAAACACTTCAGCATTTCCTTCTTCAGGAGAAATTAGAATTGGATCAGAGGATATAAGTTTTACAAACAATGACACGGGAACAGGGACTTTAAGTGGAGGAGCCCGAGCAGTTAATGGAACTACAAGAGCAGCCCATACCGCTGGAGCAACAGTAACTAACATATCAGAATTTGTTGCATGGGGAGAGGCTTCCTCTTCTGACTTTACAATTGATCCAGGTTTATGGATTTTAGATAACTATGGAACAAAATTAATTGCTCTTATATATAATGGTTCATGTTTTGAATGGGATGCTTCTCCTTCAAACGCAACAGCAATTAGAGCAACAATATTACCCAACGCACCAACAGCATCACGTCACGTATTGGTATCTACACCCGACAGACACTTAGTATTTTTTGGAACAGAAACAACAGTAGGATCAAACACTACACAAGACGATATGTTTATAAGATTCTCTTCTCAAGAAAGTATTGACCAAACAGATTCTTATACTGTTAGAGCAAATAATACCGCTGGCACACAAAGATTAGCTGATGGTTCTAGAATTATGGGAGCTATTAAAGGTAGAGATGCAATTTACGTTTGGACCGATA